GGAAATACGCCAGCGGTTTAGCGACGCGGTGGAGTTTAGCGCGACTGTCAGACAAGAAATGCTCAATGACATTCGGTTTGCAAGGCTTGGCGATCAGTGGAGCGAATCGGCCAAGTACGACAGGAACCGCCCTGGCAAAGAACGCCCCATGCTGGTCGTCAATCGGCTTTTGCAGTTTAGGGATAGAGTGGTAAACGAGATAAGGCAAAACACGCCAAGCATTAGAATCAGGCCGGTAAACGATGGCGCAGACCAAGAAACCGCCGAAGTGTTGATGGGACTGGTTCACCACATACAAGACAATTCTAATGCCAGTATTGCCTACGATACCGCCGTAGAATGGCAGGTTGACGCTGGCCTTGGCTATTTCAGAGTGCGGAATGATTATGTGGACGATACCTCATTCGATCAGGATATATTTATAGACCGCATCCCTGACCCGATGAAGGTTTACTTTGACCCGCACAGCAAACAGCCGGATGGCTCAGACGCTGAATGGTGCATCATAGCCGAGGAAATCAGCAAGGATGAATTCAGGCGCATGTATCCCGATGTTGATGAAACCTCATTTGAGGCCGCTGGAAATGGGGACATGCAAGGCTGGTATACCCAGGATTCTGTACGCATTGCAGAGTATTATTATCTTGAGTACGACGAGGCTCAGGAAATCTATGACGAGGAAACAGGGCGCTCTCGCACGATACAGCCTAAACGCTGTATGTGGTGTAAAGTTACCGGAGACAAGGTGCTTGAGCGTACCGAACTGCCAACTAAATATATTCCAGTTGTGCCAGTCATTGGTCATGAAATATGGGTTCAGGGTAAACGCTATTTGTCCGGCTTGATTCGTAACGCGAAGGACGCGCAGCGTTTGTACAACTACTACTTGAGCGCCAACGCGGAAAACGTAGCACTGGCTCCTAAAGCGCCGTTCATTGGCGTTGCTGGTCAGTTTGAGACTGACCCCAACTGGGGGAGAGCAAACAAGGAGTCAGTAGCTTATCTTGAGTATGATCCGGTTAGTATCGCAGGAACGCCAGTTGGCGCACCTCAACGCGCCATGCCGCCGCAAGCGTCAAGCGCAATCATGGATGCAATCCGACTGGCTGAAAATGACATTATGCAAAGCATGGGCATTTATCAACCGTCACTTGGCGCTCAATCAAATGAAACGTCAGGCCGCGCACTGTTACTCAGACAAAAGCAATCTGAAACCGGTAACTTCCATTATCAAGATAACCTGAACCGTTCAATTCGGCATTGTGGGCGCATCATCGTTGACATGATTCCAAAAGTATACGATCGGCCCCGCGTTGCTCGCATACTTGGCGAGGATGGTACACCGCGCACTGTTAACCTTGATCCTAATCTACCGCAAGCTTCTGTTGGCACCGATAACCCTGCAATAGATTCAATCTATAACCCAACTATTGGTCAATATGACGTGGTGTGCGATTCAGGCCCGAGTTATGCTACTAAGCGTGATGAGGCAGCTAATATGATGCTGGCGCTGACTCAAGCTAATCCCGCACTGTTCCAGTCTATTGGCGATTTGATGATGAAAAACATGGATTGGCCTGGCGCAGAGGAAATATCTAAACGGCTTCAGATGCTATTGCCTCCACAACTCCAGCAAATAGCTGGCGGCGACAAGGTAGACCCGCAGGTTATGCAGGCTCAGCAAATGATTGAGCAAATGGCTGACCAAATGGAACAGATGAGTGCCGAGATGCAAAAGTTACGCGATCAGCGTGCCATTTTGCTGCAAGAAAAGGAACGCGAGTGGTTCGATTCTGAAACGAAACGGATGGAAGTGGAAGGAAAAATCATGATGACGGATAGCCAACTACAAGCGGCTGTGCGTGAAAACATTATGCTGATGATGGGCATCGGCACTCAACAATCACTTGAGCAACAACCCGAATTTGAAAGGCTGGAAGCGCAACTGGAACAGCCAGTACAAAAGCCTCAACCACAAGGTGGCGCACCTGCACCGGCTAGAGGTGCTGGCAGCATGACACGCGAGGCGGATACAGAAGCACTCACAGGCGAGGCAAAGCCTGGCGAGTCGGAATAATTTAACAACACAGGGGATAACACAATGACAGAAGAAAATGCAGTCTTTGAGACAGTAGACGATAATCTCACGGCGGAAACCGCAGAAGATGCGGCAAGTGATCCGTCAGAACTTGAATCGGAATCACTTGAACAGGATCAGGCTAACGAGGAATCCTTAGCAGACGCGGACGATTCAAAAAAGGATCCGTGGTACAAGCGGCGCATAGATGAACTGACGCGCGATAAACATGAGGCTCGACGCCAAGCAGAACGGCTCGAAAAGATTCTTGAGCAACAAGAATCGATGATGCGTCAGTACATGCCGCAGACGGCTCCAGAGCCTCAAGGCATCGTGCCGCCTGACCCGTCGCAATTCGCTGGCGGTCAATACGATCCGCGTTACATTGACGCAATGATGCAATACACGCGCGAGTCCGCAATTCAAGAAGCAAGGCAGGCCGTTGCAGCGGAATATCAGCAGCGCGAACAGGCGCAAGCAGCAGCGCAGGCCCAGGCTCGATTGGTTGAAGCAGAAGCGGCAACTAGAGCAAAGCATGCAGACTATGACGCGGTGATTGAGCAAATTACATCCGATCCGCGACTAGCCAATAACCCAACGATTCGCCAAGCGTTGCTGGGTATGGATAACGGCCCTGAAATTGCTTACACATTGGGGCGCAATTTGGATGTTGCTTATCAAATTGCAAGCATGAATCCCATTCAAGCTGGCATGAAGTTAGCCGAGATTATCGGCACACCGGCTAAACAAGCAAGCAGAGCGCCCCAGCCAATACGCCCGATCAGCGCAACAGGTAAACCACCTCGCAACGAGAAATCCTATTCTGAAATGAGTACCGAGGAATATATCGCAGCGCGTAACGCTGAAGATTTAGCACGTCGCCAGGCGATGATGAAACGTTAAAAGTTTACGTTCCCACCCCCTATTAGCCCGTCGCAATGATGGGCTTTTTTTTGCTTTGATTTTGTGATATAAAAGCGGCACGTCTTTCTATCTTTTTGCCGAGATAGACTGTCAGGCAAGTACAGATTATTCGAGGGATTGGCTCCTATCTGGAAAAAAACATAAGGCTTATCACTTTATTCTTTTTTTTTCAGGAGGTCGCCCAATGGCGAGCAATAATCTCTTAACCATCTCAATGATTACTAATGAAGCTTTGAGAGTGTTAACAAACCAGCTTGTCTTTACCAAAGCCGTCAATCGTCAATACGATTCGAAGTTTGCCGTCGAGGGGGCCAAGATAGGCACCACGATCAACCTTCGTAAACCGCCGCGTTATGTCGGTCGTACCGGCCCCGCGCTTCAGATTGAATCCGCAGTTGAAACCTATGTCCCACTGACGCTGGATACTCAGTTTGGTGTAGATATGGCTTTCACCACTCAGGACTTGTCTCTAAATATCAGTGATTTTTCTGACCGGTTCATCAAGCCAGCAGTCGCAGCTATTGCAAATAAAATCGACTACGATGGTTTGCAACAGTTCAAGAACGTTTACAACCTCACCGGCACCGTTGGCCAGCTTACCGGCACCCCGACTCTGGCTCAGGCTACTAAGGCCATTCTTGACGCACGCGCTAGACTGAATCAGGAAGCCGCTCCGGTTGATGAGGATCGTAGCTTCATCGTTGACCCGAATATCGAAGTTGGTATTGTCAGCGGACTGACCAACCTGTTTAATCCTGCTGGCACCATTTCGCGCATCTTCAACAAGGGCGCGTTGGGTGATTCTACGTTAGGTTTCAACTTCGCAATGGATCAGAACGTAGGTAACTTTACCTCCGGTACTGCCACGGCGTTCACCGTATCCGCGCAGGCTGGCGGAAGCGTACAGAACAACGCGCAGTCGACGTTCACGCTGGCGGTTTCATCTACCTCTGGCACGCTGACCAAAGGAACCGTATTCACCATTCCTGGCGTTTACTCTGTCAACCCGCAGAGTCGTCAGTCTACCGGCGCACTGCGCAACTTCGTTGTTACCGCTGATGCACCTGGTTCTAGCACTTCACTGAGCATATTCCCCGTTCCGGTGTTCAGCGGCCAGTTCCAGAACGTGACTTCCAGCACCGGCACTATTGGCTCTGGTACTGCAACCATCCTGTCAGGTTCTACCGGCGCGGCTGTATCGGTTCCTAACGCTCTTGCTTTTCACAAGGACGCATTTGCACTTGGCACCGCTGACCTTCTGCTCCCGCAGGGCGTTGACATGGCTGGACGTGCTTCCGCTGATGGTTTGTCAATTCGTCTGGTTCGTCAGTACGACATCAACAGCGATCAGCTACCAACAAGGCTTGATGTGCTTTACGGTTGGTCAACAATCTATCCTGAACTTGCTACCCGCGTCACTGGTTAATAGGAGTATCTCAAAATGGCAAATCCAGGCCCAAATATCGTAGCCGAATCCGGCATACGCGCTCAGTCAGTTGTTGGTTTTAGTATTACCGGCACTAGCATTAGTGCAAACCTTTCCGCAGAGTACACCGTCACCATCAATGGACTTGATGTAAATGACTTTGTGTTTGCGGAAGGTTCAACGGGTAACGCAACCATCATGCTAGGTGCTTATGTTTCAGCGGCTAACACGCTGAAAGTGCGAGTGCTGAATCCCACCGCTGGCGCTCTTACGCCAGGAAATACGGGTTATACGCTACTCGTTGTTCGCGCATACCCGCTGCCGTCCAGCACCGTTGACTTCCTCGTGAACTCACCGGCTAACTCTGGCGCTATACCCGTGAGCGCATAACAGGGATTGAACGGGGGGAGTTCGCTCCCCCTTTTCTTTAATTACTGAGGTAATCATGGACTTTCCGACTGTAATGCACCATCCACACCGTTATGACTGGTCAGTTGTAATTGAAGATATTGCAGAATACTCACGATTAGCTGCAATCGGATGGATTTCTAACACTGATTGGCACTCTGGCGTTAAAGAGTCAGCCGATATTGTTGAAGAAGTCAAAGAGGAAGTTAAAAAGCGTGGCAGACCGCGCAAAACGGATGACGAATGAAGGAGTTAATCGCTCTACTATTTCTAGCGCGTGAGATTGCTCACAGAGAGCATCTTAAAACGCGATCATTTGCCGCGCACATGGCGCTAAATGAGTTCTATACCGGCATTATTGAAAATGCCGATGCGATTGCAGAAGCGTATCAAGGTCAGTACGGTAAATTGCTGTCCATTCCGTACATGAAAAACCCTAACAAAGCCTCGATTGAGTCTATTTTTCGCAATCATTTAGACTGGATTGAGAAAAACCGATACACCGAAGTACCTGTAACTCAAACCGCTATACAGAATCAAATTGATGAAGCCGTTGCAACTTACCAAACGGCGCTGTACAAACTGAAATTTCTATCCTGAGATAAACCATGCCTGAGCAATATACTGTACCCGTTCAAATTCCAGCGATTGATTCTAACAACGTCGCTGCATCGCTGTCCGGCACCGTTACTAGTGCAACGGCGGTGGTTTTAGACACGTCTGAAATGGCTTACCCGCTGACTGTCACTATCAAATGCCCGTCCGCTACTACCGGAACGTTGGAATTCTCCACCACTCCGCAAGCATATGCGAACGCAGGAGCCGCAAATTGGCAGTTCTGGCCTAATGGTACAGTGTCAGCTTCAACGGCAGTTACAGACGTTTTCAATGGTCGTTTGATGGCATTGCGTATTAGTCGGGCTTCCGGTTCCGGCGCTGTAATTTACGAGGTAACAGCATGAGCGGATGGATTGGCGCATGGGGCAATGCTGCAACAGTTACTAATTTGACTGTTACTGGTAGCGAAGTTATATCGGTTAACACATCAACCAATGCCTTAAGAATCACGCAAACCGGTTCAGGCAATGCTTTATTGGTTGAAGATAGTGCTAATCCTGATAACAGCCCGTTTGTTATTGATGCAAATGGCAGAGCAGGAATTGGAGGGACAAGCACTGGCGGTTCTTATGGTAATGTAGCTAACCAAATGCCTTTAACTGGATCGGTAAATACATCTGCTTATGGGGCGATTGTCACAATACAAAGTGACGTTACTTCTTTTGCGTCAATTTACAAATCTCAACCCACCACAACAGCAACGGCATTTACTCTTACATCACTAGCGCATTTTAGTGCGGAACAATATGGGTTTGGTGCAGGATCTACGGTTACAAGACAATATGGATTTTTTGCAGATTCTTCACTCACTAACGCAACCAACAACTACGGCTTTTATTCCAACATAGCTTCCGGCACGGGCCGTTGGAATTTCTACGCGGCAAACACTGCCGACAACTACTTTGCTGGCAACACTTACACAGCATCAGGCACCACAACCATGACGAGCGGGTTTTTCCATATACCCGCCGCTGCTGGCGCTCCAACTGGTGTTCCAACCGCTGTTGCAGGTAGAGTACCAATGTACTATGACACTACAAACAACAACTTCTATGTGTATAACGGCGCATGGAAAAAAGTGTTATTAGCTTAATTTCTGCAAGCATTATTGGATTAAAACATGCCAAATCTATCTAATCAGCAAATCAACCAAACGTTTGACGGCTTATTGCAAGTTCCTGGTGGAATTACGTCTACTTTGCAAACTGTTCAAGACGGCAACGGAAATCCTACCGGATTGCAACTGAGTAGTGCTGGCGCAAGCGTAACGACTTCAAGCACTTTTGTTCCATCTGTTGACGGCACTCAAATTACAAATGCTGTACCACGGTTAATTTCAGATGGTTTTGGAGATTATGTATCTGTTAAGGATTTTGGCGCTATTGGGAATGGAATAACGAATGATACGGCGGCGATTCAGGCTGGTTTAAATTATTGTTTATCAGCACATAAAACGCTTTTTTTCCCGACTGGCTCTTACGCGGTTACAGAATCTTTTGTTGGATCGGGGTATGCGTTATTGAATCGCGGTGTATCTATGGTTGGAGAAGGCACGTTCTATTCTCAGATTGTCCCATTACCAACAATGCCTAATACTGCAGATTTTATAAAAATTCAGCCAAATTCAGGATCGTATATTGATTTTCTTGAGATAGGTCGAATTTCCGTAAAACCCAAAATAGGAGCAACGGCCTACGGCAATCGAGCCATTTTCATGTCATTCGATGTGGCGACAAATCTTAGCAAATTATATTTGCATGACTGTTATTTTCTTCCGGGAAATGCTGAATCTTTTTCTATTTTGACAAATGGCACACTAAATCCACAGGGCGTCCCTGCAAACAGCACCATTTGCAGAAATATGTTTTTTGAAGGCGTTAGGTTAGTAAACATCGGCGATAGTAACAATATAGATAAGAATGTTTTTAGAGCTTCTGGGAACAGAATAGGAATTTACTTGATAACAGTTGGAGCAGCAGGGGGAATTGCAGGAGAAACAATGATTACACAGAACAACATTGACTGCCCAGGTGGGGCCGTTTATGTTGAGCGTGGCAGAACAGTTAAATTTAATTATAACAACGTTGAATTAAGCGATGGTTCTGGCACAATAAACGGTGCAGTTGTTGATTTTGACGGTTTAAGTGGAGTTCTCCCATTGCCGGAGATTGTTGGTAACGCGATAGCAGTTTTTGGATCAGCAACAGCAACGTGTGCAATTAATCTTAATGCTAATGTTGGTGCGGTTATAGATAACAATATAATTCAAACCGGAATAGCTACAACAACTGGGATTTTAATTAAAGCAAACTCGCAATATGCAAATGTTGGGTTGAATAATTTTAATGGATTTGTAAATAACTTTAGTGATTCTGGAATAGGAACTTATGGAATTTATCGGGACGCGGTACTGATAAATTCATTTGTAAACACCGGAGGAAGTTACCAGTCTTTGCAATTTACAAAAGACAAAAATGGAATAGTTACTGTAAACGGAATAGTTACGTGTCCAGCGTCTCCAAACGGGAAAACAATTACTACTTTGCCAACTGGGTTTGCCCCTTTAAAAATTATAAAAAGTGTAATATCAACCATTGATGGTGGAATTGCTTCTTATGCTACTGTTGCCGTAGATAATAGCGGAAATATAATTGTTTATTGCACTAATACGACAACTCAACTTGAAATAAATATATCTTTTCAAACAAAAAACTACGTTACAAACATTTACTAATGTACAGTAACAACATGAGTAAAACCACAGATGTTGCACGCATCAAAGCATCTTACAAAGGCATAAAATGAGCGTTGCATATTTTTCTCTTGATCTTGTTCCGCAATTGGGCGGTCAACTTGGCGATATATCAGTGCGCGTAGTCAATCACGGCACAACGTCCGCTGTATCTTTATACGCAGATGACGCATTGACAAGCCCAATTGCCAATCCGATTGTTATGGATTCTTATAACATATCGTTTTGGGTGGCTGACGGAACGGTTCAATATGATTTAATTCTAACAGGCGGCAATCTCCGCGCTGACGTTACCATTTTAAATATATGGTCATTGCCCGGCCCAGTATGGGCAGACATTGCTACTTTTTGGGCAGACGTAACATCGGAATGGGCGTGGATTTCACCATACAATGTTACTGTTAAAACAATTCAAAACGTCGGTCAACTTTACACCGGTAACGATTTGATTCGCGCCGCTATGAGGCTGATACAAGTATCAGCGGTTGATACTGACCTGACAGCTTCAGAATTGCGCGATGGTTTAGAGTCACTGAATCGCATGATAGACGCATGGGCGTTAGAAGAACTCATGCTGTATCAGGTTACGCGTGAGACTTTCCCATTAGCCGCTAGTCAACTGTCATACAGCGTTGGAATAGGTGGCGATTTTGACACTGTGCGGCCTACTAAAATAGTCGGCGCGTATCTTACAATCAGCACTGGTGCAATTCCTGTTGATTACCCAATGCAGGTCATTGGTTACGATGATTACAATGACATTCGACTGAAAACGCTGCAAACCAACTTCCCAAGCTATTGCTATTACGAACCGGCGTTTCCTTTAGGCAATTTATACGTTTATCCGGTTTGCGCGGTTAACAATGAAAGCATAACATTGACCAGTTGGAAGCCGCTTGCAATGATTGCTGATCCTACCGCAACTGTAAGCCTACCGCCTGGCTATTGGGAAGCTTTGGTATTCAATTTAGCTATTCGTATTGCTGAAGAATACCAGTTTGATATTAGGCCAACGACTGTTGCTCTTGCTGAATCAGCGTTGAAGAAGATTAAACGACTAAATCAGCGCACTTTGACTTTGCAAACTGACGTTGCACTGATGAATACTAGCCAGATGAGATATAACGTTTTTTCCGATGGCTGGGGACGTTAAAAATCAATCATTTACATGAGTATACGTTTTACCAACAACGATCATTTGAATTGCAACCCAAGAGGTTTTGTTGCCTAAAGCGGCGCGTATTTTATGATAACCTACTCCTTCACGATGCAATTTTCTAATCAGCCTTATTTCATCATCGGAATAATTGGCGCACCAATGAATACCTTTGCCGCGTGGTCGAGTTTGTATATTGTTTAATGTATGATAAGAATGTTGTGATTGTTCTTTTGGCGTCATCCATTCTAAATTTTCTGGCACATTGTTTTGTTTGTTTCCATCTTTATGATTGACAGTGTGAAAAACGCTTGGCGCTGCACCGTGAAAAGCAAGACAAACCAACTTGTGAACTCTAGTAGTGCGCTTTTTTTGCGTATCAATAACAATGTAAACTTTTTCATAACCTCTTGCACACAAAGAGGTTTTCAAAATTCTTCCAACTTTGTGCTTGCCGTATTGCAAAATTCCCCTAATGCGTCCTTGATTAGAAGCTTCATATCTTGTTTCAAGACCAAAAACAGGTTGCCAAATTTCCATAAATTCTCCTTAAGTGTAGGCGTTAAGTATAACATTACAAAAAGGATGATGCAAAATGCCTAGCACAATCAAATTACCCATATTAGGCCCAGGCGTTGATGGACGATCACGCGCTATCACTGCTCAGGTTCGCCAGAACATATTCCTAGAAGTCAAAAAGGAACAGGACAAAAGCGCGTTAGTGGCTTACGGAACGCCAGGCTTAAGGCTATTTACTGACTTCGGCACCAATCCAGCACGCGGCATGTGGTGGTTTCAAGCACTTAACTTGCTGTACGTTGTAGTCAATAACGAACTTTTTGAAGTGCGCGGTGATGGCGTAAGCATAAGGCGCGGTGCGCTGGCTACGAATACCGGTACTGTGTCCATTTCCGATAACGGCCAGCAGTTAATCATTGTTGACGGTGAAAACGGTTACATTTTTCAGCCACAAACGGCTTCATTGGCGTACAGTCGCACGCTTACTCTGGTCACGGTTACAGAACCGCTCACAAACCGCGTGACAGGCGATGTTGTAACGATTGATGGTGATGCCGCCATTGTTGGCGGAAACTATACCATCACGGTCACTGGCGGCAACGAATGGACATTCAACACCGCCGCCAGCGGTAGCGCGTCCGGTACGATTAAGGTTGTCAACAACTTTAGAGAAATAACATCCGCCAGCACTGGAGTTGATTTTCCTGGCGCTAACACGGTCGTTTTTCTTGACTCGTATTTCATAATCAACAATCCTGGTACCAAGCAATTTTGGCTGTCAGGGCAGTATGATGGCCTCTACTGGGACCCGCTGCAATACGCCAGCAAAGAGGCGTACACGGATGATCTGCAAGCCGTAACGGTGGATAACGGCAACTTGGTTTTGCTTGGCGCTATATCGCAAGAATACTGGCAGAACGATGGCGGTTTTCCGTTTCCGCTGTCACGCATTGCCGGTTCACCAACTGACATAGGCATCGCTGCTCGTTGGTCAATGGCTCGATGCGGCGGTCAGCTATTCTATTTGGGACGCACGCGACGCGGTGGATTGTCGGTCGTTAAGATTCAGAACTACCAGCCTGTTGTTGTCTCTACAACTGACTTGGATTACCTGTTTAGTCAATATAGCAATCCAGGTGATGCTATCGCGTTCAGCTATCGCCAGAACGGTCACGAGTTTTATCAGATTTCATTCCAGCAAGAAGGCGTAACGTGGCTGTATGACGATACAACTGAGGTATGGTCAAAACTGCAATCAGGTCATGACACTCGGCATTATGGGAATCGCGGCACTCAGTTTATCAATCAAGCAATAACCGCCGATTATCGCAACGGCAAATTGTATTATCTTGACCCTGAGCATTTTACCGACAACGGCGAGGAAATAGCGCGGGAATTGATAACACCTCACTTTTTTGCGGCTGACTCATTTAACAAATTGCACATCTATCGGCTACGGCTTGATATGGAGCAAGGCACCGGCTTAGTGACTGGTCAAGGCTCAAATCCGCAAATAATGCTTCAAGTAAGCCGCGACGGTGGCTTTACTTACGGGAATGAGATGTGGACTTCATTCGGGCGCATGGGTGAATATAACAAGCGTGCTGAATGGCGACGGCTCGGCGTATCGCGTAACTTCGTGTTCAAGTTTAGAATAACTGACCCTGTAAAAGTAATCTTTATTGCAGCGGCGGCAATGGCAACTCAGGCGGATAAGTAACATGGCATCATTAGCGGATTTATTAAAACGCGGCAAAAAAATCACACCATTTGAACAGGCTGATTTTATTGCAAGATTAGGCGCTAGTTTGCCTGAAAATGTTGGCGGATTGGGTTTGCCATTGAGCAATACAGCCTTGGAAAGGGCAAGGGCCATGGGTGGAGTCGACGTTTATCATGGCGGCGCTGAAGATATTGCATATATTGATCCAAAAAGATTTGGAAGTAGCACTGGAGCAACAAGCGCAAAAAAAGCATTTTGGACAGTAAGTAATCCAGAAACAGCAAGAGGATATGCAGAATTTGCCGCTAAAGAAGTACCAATTAAAAATTTAATTGCTTTGGCTGAAAAAGCAGAAAAAAAAGGCAATTGGGATTTATATGATGATTACGTTAGGCAAGCTGAGGAATTGGAACAAAGCATAAGAAATCAACCATTGCGCGGGCAAAATATTATGCCTTTAATGCAATTGGGAAAAAAAGATTGGATTACAAATTTAGAAGGTCAAGAATTTACTGACGCTCAACATCAAATAAATTCATATTTGAATGAAGCAAAAAAAGCGGGTGCTGGAGAAGCTGTTTTAGAAAATTTAGCTGATGATGTATATTTTTCAGGTAGGCCAGCAACGCATTACGCAACTTTTGATCCAAAAAATTTACGTTCACGTTTTGCCGCCTTTGATCCGTTTCGCAAAAATGAAACTAATCTTTTAGCATCTCACCCAGCAGCAACCTTAATGGCGGCTGGCGGTTTGGCTGGTATGGCGCGTAGTGCGTTTAATGAACCGTATGATCCTACTAACCAATATGCTCAATATGGCATGGAAAGCCCCATGAGTTATGGTGATGTTGCATCAACCGCTGTTGGCGCTTTGCCTGGTTATGGCGATGTTTTAACAGCAGCACAGTTGGCTGATTTAGCGTCCAAAACGGATTGGAAAAAAACAAAACGCTCTATCATGGATATGTTCAAATGACATTCCCACAGCCACCATTCCAGTCTATTGCCACCGATGCTAACGGCATCATGAAGCCGGTGTGGAAGCAATGGTTTGACCGTGTGCAAACGATTCTTTCGGCAGTCATGGGTAACGGCGCAACAACTGACCGTCCCACTAAATACGCTTTCATTGGTCAGCCGTACTTTGATACCGATCTCGGTCAGCCGGTATTTTGGAATGGTACAACGTGGATCACATGGGCAGGCCCAGCCGCACAAAAGGCATATGGTCAGTTCTATGATAACTCTGACCAATACGCGGCTAACACTACAACGGCTTATCCTGTCGAACTAGATACCATTGACGGGCATTATAACGTGACTGTTGTAGCACTCACCCGCGTAACATTTGACGTTGCAGGAGTGTATAATTGCCAATTTAGCATACAGTTTGTTAGCACTGAAAACAATGCAAATCAACCGTCAGAAGTTAACATTTGGTTTAGACTTAACGGCGTTGATATTATTGAAAGCAATAGCCAGTACACGATTCCGACTCAACACGGAAGTCATGACGGTAAACTGATTGCGGCGTTAAACTTTATTCAATCGGTTAATGCTGGCGATTATATTGAATTGATCTGGCAAACTGAAAACACTAACATCTCAATTCAAACTCTACCGGCAGGCACAACACCAACAACACCGGTGACACCAAGCGTTATATTTACAGCGATTCAAATCTGAGGTCAGATATGTTGAAAAAAGGATGCAGTAAGGAAACCATAGCCAAAAATATCAAGACTGAGGTGAAAGCTGGAAAGCCGGTTAAGCAGGCCGCTGCGATTGCTTACAGCATGGCGGGTAAGTCTAAGCCTAGCAAGAAGAAATGAGTCAGATTACCGAACATTCAACTGCTAGAACCAAAATCCTTGCGCTCGAAAATGAGATTGCAAAACTTCCTAGCGTTGAATGTCCGCTAACGCATTACTTTGCCGATGGCGTTTATGTTCGTCAAATCTTTATGCCAGCCGGCACGTTTATCACGGGCAGAATCCATTTGCATGAACACGTTAACATTGTCTCAATGGGCAAGATAACGTGCTACACAGAAGAAGGGCGCAAAGAGATTAAAGGCCCAGACACGTTCATCACACCACCAGGCACAAAACGCGCATTGTATATCCACGAAGATACGATATGGACGACAATCCATAAGTTAAGGGGCGAAGCTGACCGTGATATTACGGACATTGAAAAGGATTATGTTGTCGAAACATACAGCGAATTTGATATGAAGTTTTTGGAGAATCTATCATGACATTTGCAGCGGTAGCAGGTACGGCGGTTGGCGCAATAGGCGCTGGCGTTAGCGCGGCTGGTCAAGGTGCAGCGGCTGGTCAGCAAAGCAAATTAGCTAAACAGCAACTGGCATTTATAAAACAATTGTATGGTGAAAGTGCTGGTAATCTTGCGCCTTATATGAAAACAGGAAGGCAAGCCACCAAAGCATACCGCCAACAAATGAAGGGTTTGGCTGATCCTGAGCAATACGCGCAGTATCAGACTGACCTGAGCCAGTACCGCACGCCATACACGATGGAACAATATCAGCAGTCTCCGCTGTATACGCCCATGGTGCGCAATTTGGCGGAACTGCAAGCAACTCCTGGTTATCAATTTGAACTTGAGCAAGGCTTGCAGGCATTGGGACAGGGTGCAGCGGCACGCGGCGGTTTGCTTTCAGGCGCTCAACAAAGAGCGGCTATGAAATATGGGCAAGGCGTTGCTTCTACTGGTTTTCAAAATGCGTGGCAAAGAGCGCAACAAGCTTACGGCAGAGCATTTGAGCAAAATCTTAGCCAACAGCAGCAGTATGGCACGTCACAACTTCAGCAAAACCAACAGAATTACGCGCAACGGCTAGGATCACGCGCTCAAGCGGCTGATATTTACGGCGGCGCGGCTAATCTTGGCGCTCAATCAGCGGCTAATCTTGGCAATATCGGTACTAGCACCATGCAAGCATCAGCGCCGGCTTACAATGCCATGCAACAAGCAGCAGCAACTCAAGCGGCGGCTCCCTATATTGGCGCTGGCGGTATGCTGAACGCTATCAGTAGTAACGCTGGTTCTATTTATAACGCAGGCAAAGATGCAGGATGGTGGGGTAAATAACATGGCTGATTTAACCGAACTTTACAAAACCATTGCAGCATCAGCGCCCGATCCGCTGGCTTGGCAAAAGGGATTGGTTGGCAATTATATCTTGCAAAATGAACAATTAAACCTGCAAGAAAAACAACGTCAGATTGCAGAGGAGCAACGTTTGCGGGAATTGTTTCAGCGCAATCAAGCGCCAACTGCGGCTGAACTTGGCGCGATCAGCCCGTCATTCATGCAGCAATATGGCAGAAACCAATTTGATATGATGAAGCAGCAATCTGAAATGCAAAATATGCAATCTCAGATTAGTGAGCGCGTCAACAAAATGGCAGCAGGCGCATTAGGCGCTAATGCCGATCAGTATGACGCGGATATTGCATCGGGCATGCCTCCTGCCATGGCGCTCAACAAGTTTCACACCGCCAACGGTAGCGCCATTCGTCAACTGCAAGAATCCGGTTTACCGATTCCACCAGGCAGCTATGATCCTGAGTCTATTACGCCAGACGCAGGCCATAGGGCGGCTCAGCAATTTGGCATCATGACAAACCGCACTAAGGCTGAATTAGACGCTAAGTCAGCAGAAGCGCAAACCTACGCGCGCGGCGGCGCTGAGAGGCGTATGGGGCCTATGCCGTCAGCCCAACAGGCTTTTGGTTATCAGGAAGTAACGCCAGAAGGCATTGTGCAAGTGCCGCCCATACCAATGCCGTCAAACTGGCAACCATCGCGAATGACAGATGACGACATTAAAAAAATGAAAGAACAATATAATGCCTTAAAAACCGGTGATCCTGAAAAAGATAGAATCGGCGCTATGTTGGCTGATGCGGTTAAACAAAGATTACCTTCCGGTCAGTTTATAACGCCGGAAGAAGTGCGAGAAATCCGGCTTAAAAATAAAGTTCGGGAAACCACAGAAATTGAAGGCGCTAAACAAGGCATCGAAGATAAAAAAGCCATTGATTCATATTTTCGCGGTCGTCCTCCTGAACAAATCCGGCAGTTAATAAAGGAATCAATCGCTGGCGACGTTGAGGCTGGCGTTGAGAGAATAGCAAAAGCGTTTGGCATGTCTACAACTGGCGGAAGCGCACAAGCGGCACTGGAGACAATTGCCCAGCAAATGATTGAAAGTTCGCCTTATGCACCTGGCTCTCAATCAAATATCGAATTCGTTGCTCGCATGAAAAAAATTGGTGATCCAGCATCCAATGAACCAATTAAGAATAGATTGGCGGCATTAGATGAATACTTTCGAGACCGACAAGCGTTTATTGCTGACAAGGCGCAAATGTCTGAACCAGAATTGATTGACGCAGTTGGTTCAGGTCATATCACTCCTGAGATGGCTATTAAGATCCGCAAACGTATGATGAGACAGTCTGGAGCATCACGATGACAGAGGCCGAATTCTTGCAAGCTATTGCAAACGCGCAATCTGGTTCAAAAGCCAGCGCGGCGGGTGATGAAGCATTTGCAAAAGCTTTAGAAAACGCACAGCGCAAGGCGACTGGTCAACAAGTTGACCCTGCCATGCAAGAGTCTCTTGGCTCACTATATGAAGGCGTGAAATTGCATTTGTCTCGCCAAGCTGTTGGTGGGCAGCAAATTGCATCCGATGTGGCTCGATGGGCCGCTGGAGAAATGGGTAAACCGTACTCGCCTTATCGTGCAGAGGTTGAAAAACAAAGGCTAAAATTAGAAAAGAAAACAAAACAGGCTCCGCCTTTAACGCAAATGGGTGACACTGCGGCTGGCTTGGCAGAATTTGGCGCTATTCCTATGCCAATGAAAGGCGGCCCACTCGCAATAATGGCGTGGAACGCCGCGACTGGTGGAGCGTTAGGCGCATTAGAACCGCAAGAGTCCGCTGCAGCTCGCGGTCAAGCAGCGATTACCGGCGGCGTTGTGGGCGGCGCAGTTCCTGAAGTGATGGGCCGGATTGTAATTCCTGGAGTGACAATGATTGGGCGCGGTGTGCGTAGCATGGTATCCCCAGGGTATGCTGGTGCGCGATACGCGCAATCAGAATTCCCAGGATTGACGTTACCGCAAGAAGTGGGTGGACTTTGGTCAAATGTACCTCGGGCGGGTGAAATGGGGCCGGTTCCTCCTCCTGGCTATCACGCGGGAGTTGATTATACGGTTGGCATGGCGACAGGTGATGAAGCTTTGCGCCAAATGGAAACCATGCAACGCTTAAAGCCTGGTTCCAAGTTACAATTTGCGCGGCGCGATCTTGAAAACATGCTGAACATTCAGCGCGGCGTGCGTGCGCGTAGTTTGACAGAAGAAGAAGAAGCAGCAGCAAAGGCCGCGTTAAACGCAACCACTGGACCGTTGCGCGAACAAGCGTATCAAGACATCAATAGGCTTGGTTTGCAAAACGAAATGGTAGAACCATTGCAGGCTGAACTTACGCGCCTAAGAAATGAGCCTGGTGTTAGAGCCAGTCCAGAAGCTCAATCATTAGCCACGCAAACCGAACGAGCAGCGTTTGGCGTTGGTAATCCTCAATTTCCTGAAGGCTACCCAGGCGCACCCAATCCAAAAGATTTATATCAGACGCGCAAAAACATCAATAAATCATTGCAAAAAACGGGTATCAATTTAAGCCCTGAAGATGTTGCAACACAAGCCGCACGCGCTGAAGCGATGGCGATCAAATCCGCTATTGACCAAGGTATGAACTTTGCCAGTGAGGGTTCGTGGCAAAAGTATCTTGATGAATACATTAAAGGGATTGCACCTATCACTGAAGGTCGCGCATTCCGTTCAATCTTAGATTTGACTCGCAACGCAAGACGCGCACCTGGAACTGATATTCCTCTTATTACTCCTGCTATGATGAGGAAAGGTGCAAACGACGTTACTACCCAGCAATTAGGCCGCACAACTGAAGATTTGCTCACGCCCCAAAATAGGCGATTTGTAGACGAGGCCGCCAATGCGTTGTCGGCTATGGAAAATGCACAAATAGGTGTACGCGGCACCTCTGGCGCACCAACAGCGGAATATGGATCATTGTTAACTAACGAACTGGTGAACAAACTTGCGTCAAGCACTCCTGGCGGTAGGTTGGCTGTTGATCTTGTTACTATGCTCGGTCAATCGCGGGGTTCACGCATTCTTAACGAGGCGCTATTAGACCCTGTTAAAATGCAAGGCTTACTAAAATTGTATCATCAAGGCACTCCCCCTACCGTGTTAGATGAAGCCGCTCTAAAAGCTGGCGCGTACGTGCCAGAATCAATTAAACGTAGATTTAGGTAAACCAATGACAACCTACCTTTGCCCCATTCTTCAGGATTCCCAATTCACCGATAACGGTAACTTCCTTGCGTCTGGTTTAATCTGGTTTTATGAAGCCGGTTCAACTACACCACTAGCGGCTTATACAACGCAATCAGGTGTATCTACGTGGACTAATCCAATAGTGCTAAACGCACGCGGTGAAACTGGCGGCACAATATGGCTGGCGGCTGGTCAGGCTTACAAGATAGTGTTGGAAAGCCCACCGGAATATGGTGACACGCACGGCGTTGTTATATCGACTTTTGACAACGTGCAGGGTGTCAATGATCCGGCCTCACCTACCGGCGGAACGGCTCAGAACTGGTATACTTTTTCGGGTTCTCCGGTTTTTGTGTCTGGAACTCAATTCACGTTAACCGGCGATCAAACTAGCACGTTTCAAGTCAATCGCAGAATTCGCACGCAAAACAGCGGCGGCGTACGTTACGGCACTATCACGGCGTCAGTTTATACTACCTTAACAACTGTCACTGTCGTTAACGACGCTGGTGTATTAGACGTTGGCCTCAATAGTGTTGACTATGGTTTGATTGAAGTTGGCAGTACCCCAAGTATTCCGCTGAATCAGCGGTTATTTACAACAAGTTCGCCTACGTTTGCTACTGTCACAAGTAATTTGGTAGGCAACGTTACTGGCAACCTCACCGGCAATGCCACCACTACTAGCCAAACCAATTTCAGTGCTTTGACTTTGCTAACAAGTCAAGTTTGGGCAAATAGCAATAATCCAATATCAAAATTAAGCAACGGTTACATAAACTTTGCCAATGGATTTCAAATTAGATGGGGTACAGTTACGTTAACTGGCGCAACAACCGTTACTTTTCCTTTGGCTTTTGATGTGTTTTGTGCGGCAGTCATTACAACGCCAAATATAACACCACAAATTATAACAACTGGTTCATATACGACAACTACCTTTGTAGGCACTAATACCGCTGGCTCGGTTACAGTGCATTATATCGCTATAGGATACTAACCATGTCTACATATTA